AAATTGGTCAGGTGTTGTACAAGTTAAGGTTGGTAGCAAAAAAGCCTATGTAATACACGCTGATAACATTTTAGGTATTGTCACAGATGAATCTTGAATTATATGACATCCGTATAACAATGGATCCTGATTATCCAGACAAAGTAGAAATTGAAATGCTTGAAAATGGTGTTGGTGTAGAGGGCGGTCAATTTGACCTGGCTGGTCTAATTAACGCTATTAAACGGTTTTACAACGAAAACTATTAATTAGTTTTTCTTGTTATGATATTTTTGATATCTAAACACAGCATTTCTAAACGCATTAAACGTTCATCAATGCTGTCTATTTTCTTTTCTAATTCATCATAGCGATTACCACATTCGCGTATGTGATCTTCTAATTTGTATAGTTCTGCAACTCTAGCCACGGCGACCTCTGTCAGTATGACGTCCTTCAATTTCTAACGTGGCTTCAATCTTCCAACAGAATGTAGCAATCTTTTGAATATGATCTGCGGCCATATTGCACACATCTGGATAGTTGGCCGCTTGACCTGCTTCATCCATTTCGTGATATAGATCAATCATCTTATATAAATTATCCAATGTATCCATTAACATACCATCAGCATCCATTGGCGGCATTAGATCAACAATCGCACTTAAAGTCATAATGCCATCAATGGTTTCTGGCACACGACCTACACCACAGGCCTGTATTTCTTCACCTAGAACATCTACGTTGTTTTCCAAATACTGATAGACGTGTTTTAGCAATTTATGATCACTCATAAAGTTGCGTCCACGAACATTCATATGACTTGCGTGAGCACGTTGATACGCTACAAAATTGCTGGCATAAACTCGCTCTAATACGTCGTGTAAATTCTGTAAACTCATTTCAGTTCCTTATTAATATTGTTGATTATAACGTGCTAATTCAAACTCAGTCCAAGGACGTCCTGTTTGTGGATTAATTTCACTGCCACGTAATGGACCTGCCTGTGGAAAATGTGCACCATAATTTTGGCCCACATTGCCTGGAGTCACAGCGGCCGCAACACCAGCGGCACCACGTGCTACTGGAGCATAACGTCCTGCTAATTGTGTTACACGTTGAATAAAGTTAGCGGCTGTTGGTGGTTCTGGCGGAGCACTTGGATGTGGTTTTGCCAATGCTTCATCCCACGCTGGATTAGCACCACCTGTAAATCCTTGTGAAGGAGGAACTGGATTATTAGCACCAGGTACACCACCCCTAAACACTTGACCATTAGGACCTCTTTGCGTAGCATTAGGATTTGCTTGCTGAACAGCACGTATGATAGGATCAACTGCTAATTTTTTAAGACCATAACCAGCACCAGCAATTTCAGCACCTTTAATAGCCAGGTCTGCGGCTGGACCACCTAATGCCGCGGCACCTGCTTGTGCTGTACCAACATTGGCTTCGTGATGTTTATTTTGTTCTGGAGCCTCTAATGGTTTTTGAATGCCACGCATCTCATCAAGATGACTTTGAATTTCTTCATCTGTATAACCAGCGGCCTTGGCTTCTGCTATTTTGGCTTGTAATTGTTGTTCATCCATTATTGTTTTGCCTTGTTACCAAAAATTTCATTTAATGGTTTAGTCTTCTTCCACGATTCTGTGTTAGGATCATATTCTGGAATTGGGAACTTCTTATAACCTTCTTTAACAGCGGCTGTTGTAGCACCGTGTTGAGCAATCCATTCAGCACGTTGTTTTGCAATATCAGCATACATAGTTGTAAGATTGGCTTGTTCTTTACGCCAAGCCTTGTCCATTTGTGCGGCATTGCCAAAGTTTTGACTTGCGGCCCAATCCATCTTAGCACGTGCCAAATCACCAGTAAATTGACTTTGTGCCATTGCATTGTAAGCACCAAGTGCAGGAACTTTAGTAATGTCAACGTTGGCTTCTTTGTTAGCCTTTTGTTCGCTATCACTGATACTACCAGGACCTGAGTTCTGTTTAAGACTTGCGGCATTAATACGTTGGTTAGCAATATTGTATTCTGCCAATGCTGATTTCTCTTGAGGGCTTAAATCCAATTGTGCTAAACGATTAGCAACTTCTGCTTCAGGTTTAAATTGTCCACCAATGATATCACGTATAATAGAATACTTTTGATCACCTGTGCCTTCAGCGGCAGCGTTATATAAACCAAATAATCTATCACTGTTGATACCAGGACGATCAAAAATAGCAAATTGTTGTTTACGTGTATTACTTACAATATCACCAGCACGTGCTTCTTCACGGTATTCAGTATCAATAACTTTGTCAACACCTTCACCACGTTTAGCACCACGTTCACTTTGTATTTTTTGTTGATACACTGGCATATTGCCTTGTGCACCTGGTTGTGGAACACCTACAGCAACTGTAGGACTTTGATATCCAACTGCGGCTGGTTGTTGTGGTTGAACCTGTGGTCTTGCTTGTGGTGCAATTGGTCCACCTTGTGGCATTGTTCCGCCAGTTTGACCAGCAACTGTTTGTTCAACTGCACCAGGAACAACAGGAGCATTACCTGCCGCTGGAGCATTAAGAGTAGAACCTGGACGCGGTGCCATTGGTTGATTTGTATAACCTTGAGCGGCCTGCGTACCTTGTTGTCCTGCACCACGTGTTTGATAAGCACGTTCAGCACCAACTTCAATAGTACCACCAACACCTAATGGAGTTAACTTATTAAGTATTTCTGGATTAGTTTCTGGCATTTGTGTTGCTGTGTTAATAAACTGTGCTTGTCCATTGATACGACGCATAGCATAACGAGCACCACTTGTGCTGGTTGGATCAGCATAGATCTGTGTACCAACTTCAGCGTTCTTTAGATTACCAACTGTGTTTAATAGTTGCTGACCTGTTAATTCACCTTCAGCATTGTAGCCTTTAACTGGAGCACCTTGACCATTGTACTTGACCCAACTTGGTTTGCCATCAACCATAGTTTGTGCCCATTGATCACCAGCACCTAATTTTTGTTGTTCATTTTTGGCCAAGTCGTGTAGACCTAAACGCTGGAACAAATAAGCCTTTAAATAAGAACCTTCTTCGCCTTCTTCTTTAAGAGCACGTTGTAGACCAACACCACCATCCATAACAATCTTTTGTGCTTTTTTCTCTGCTTCTTTTTGTAATTTGTTTTGTTCTAACAATGTAGCGTGTTGATCAGCATAGGCTTTTTTGGTTGCTGGATCAATAAGATGATCACCAGCGTATGTGCCCATACCTAAAGCATTGACATCGCCTGAGTTTAATACAATGTGATGAATAGCCTGCTCTTCTGGAGTCATTCCAATATCGCTGCCTGCTGTACCAGCAATTAGTGGAGCAATTTTTTTCTTAGTCTTTTCGCCTTCTGGCATTACTTTAGCAAGATAATCTTGTGTTTCTTTTGGAATATAATCTTTCCACGTACCACCTTTTAAATCTGCTGTTTGCATAGCCTTTTCAATAGTACCAGGACCAGCATTGTAAGCGGCCGCGGCCTTTTCAGGATCTTGACCAAACTTGTTGTACATACCTTCAAAGTAACGTTGACCAAATTGCAAGTTACCTTGTGGTGTTGCTAATTCTTGTGGCGTTGCTGGAGCAATGCCATAACCAGGTTGTGCCGCTGTTGAAGGCATTACTTGAGCAATGCCAACAGCACCTTTAGGGCTGGTTAAAACTTGTCCATTAGGACCAAATTGCTGACCACCTGATTCTTGTTGTATTATACGACCAAATACACCTTGTGGTGCTTGTGGTGGAGTATATTGTCCTGGTTGTGGTTGTGCAGGTGGTGCAACTGGACCTTGTGCTTGTGGCACAGATGCAGGAGCATTACCAGCCTGTGTAGCATTTTGAAATGGTTGTGTTCCAGGAACAGGTTGTTGTACAGGTGGTTGTTGCTGTGCGGCCATAGCGGCTTGATAACTTTGTGGCATAGCAGGAGCAACTGGTTGAACAGGTTGTGCTGTGGCCTCAGGAGTGCTGTCAGCACCAACTTTTTGTTTATGCGTAACTTCAGCACTACCATCTTCATTATAACTAATAGTTGTGCTTTGAGGTTTTACATTAGCCTGCGGATTATTATTGCTGGCAAGTTGATTACCAAAATAGTTGGCAAGAAAATCGCCAGTGCTACTTGGATTACTACCCATTTGATTGCCAATGTATTGAGTGAAAATTCCCATTCTGGATCCTTATAGCGAAATGCCAGCGTTAGTGTTATTACCTTGTTGTCCAGTAGATTGAGTCATACCAGTAGTACCAGCAAAGTTTGGATTGGCCTGATTTGTTTGACCCATTGAATTAATAAGGTTAATGTATTGTTGTAAATTATTCATTGGTGCTTGTGCGGCTGTTAAACCAGTTTGAGCACCTTGTAAACCAAGTTGTCCACCACTGATGCCAAGACTTCCCAGACCTTGACCTGCTTGTAATTGTTGATTTGTAATATTGTTTAATATGCTTCCAACAGCCTGTTGTTGATTTAACATATTTTGACCTGCCAATTGTTGACCAGCCAATGCCTGACGTGCAGATCCTAATTGTCCTGCACCACCAAAGCCAGCACCTTGTGCGGCTAAATTTTGTGCGTATTGTTGTTGTGCTGGAATCATTGCGGCATTAATTTCTGCTTGTTGATAAGCAGGACTTGAAATGTTGCTTAAAGCATTGATACCTGTTGAATAAGCACCTGCACCACCTTGTCCCATATTTTGACTAATTGCATTGCCAGTTTGTGCTAAATTAGTTGCGGCTTGATTTACGCCACCAGCACTTTGATTATATAAGTCAGTTGCAGAGCCAAGTGCTCCACCAAGTGCATTCATAACACCTGTGCCTAATTGGGCTTGATTACCTAAATATTGGCTTTGTGTGCCACTTATCACTGGGGAAGAAGTAGTGGTTCCACTACTACTTGTTTTACCCTGATTATAACTCATAATTCTTATCCTTGTCTATTATGTATTTAACTCGTTTACCAGTCACCGCCAAAGTCGCCGCCGCCAAAATCAAATCCACCACCACCTGAATCCCAAGAACTGGTGTCAAATGTTGGTTGACTATAATCATATGTTGGTTGACTATAATCATATATTGGTGCAACAGGTGTAGTATCAAACCAATTGCCAGTGTCTTGACCACCAGTATAATCAGTAGGACTTGGTTGTGCTATTGTTCCAGCAAGCGGATCATATCCTAATTCTGCATTAGTTGGTCCTGCTAATTCGCCATTACTATAATCAGCATAATTTGATTGATCTATTGGATTACCACTTTGATCAGTTTGTTGACCATATTGATTACCAGATGATCCTCCAAAAGAAGATTGTTGTGGCAATCGCATACCTGGAGGAGCATTTGAATGAGCAGGCATACCTACTCTTTGTGTCATTACAGGTTGCTGTGGTTGTTGTTGAGGTTGTTGCATCCAACTTGGTGCCTGTGTTGTAATTGGACGCATTGTTGGCATTTGTCCCATCTGTGGCATTTGTGGTTGTGTGCCGCCTGACATACCACCAAGACCTTGTGCAATGCTTTGTGCTATACCAGTTCCTGTAGATTGATGTGGTGTTGTAGGTGCGATAGGATTTGTTGTGTGTTGTGTTGATCCACCATTCCAATTTGAACCAAATAAGAAACTCATTAGGTCATTAGAACTTCCTCCTGTTGCCCCTGTTGCTCCTGTCGCTGATCCGCCGCTTTTACCTTGACTCATAATTATCCACCAATTAAAGAATTAACTTGCGACATTGACAACGGTGCACCAAAAGCATTATTGTTAGTAAATGGTTTATTGCTAATGCGACTTTGATCATTAGGAACATTACCAGGAAAACTTGGACCAGGTGCAATTGGACTACTTGGCATAGCACCACCCATAGAAGGCATTTGGTTAAGTGCTGGCATACTTGGCATAGTTGGCATTAAATTAGTAGGATTAATAGTTTGTATACTACCTGGAGATGGTAATTGTCCTAAATTAGTTGGCATTGGACTAGGAGCGGTTGTTGGTTGTCCCATTGCATAACCTGGATTGGTTCCAGGGTTAGCCAATTTATTAAATGATAAATTACCTGCGGCAATGTCAGCCGCGTGTGCAGGAGTAACTGCACTTGTACCGCTATTACTTGATTTATTACCTAATAAATTACTTAACAAATAACCAGCACCAGCACCAGCGGCTAACATACCTAAGGTACCTAATAAGCCACTACCACCGCCACTGCTATTATCTGTAGAACCATTGCCTAATAAATTACTTAATAAACCTTTGTTTTGTTGTTGACCTTGTTGCTGACCTTGTTGTTGGCCAGGTTGCATTTGTCTTTGTCCTTGTTGCCCAGGTGGAATTGGATTACCATTAACATCTAAAGGATTGCCATTGGCATCATATCCACCTGGTGTAATAGTATCATTTTGATTTGATGTAGTTTGATAATTATTTGCATTACCAATAACATTACCATTGCTATCAATTAAATTTCCATTGCTATCATAGTTTACTGGTTGACCAGTACTGTCAACTTGATTGCCATAAACATCACTATAACCAGTTGGTGAACCTGGATCAGGATAAACTTGGGAACTGGTGCTATAACCATAGCCATTATCATATCCATCACTTGATGAACCATCACTTGATGAATTATCCCAAGTTGGTGCAATAGGAGTTGCATCGCCCCAATTTGTACCAGGATCGCTTATAGTAACAGAACTTCCGTCTCCGCTACTATCTCCAAATAAATTGTTAAAAAAATCACCCATAGTTTTCTCTTTCGCTATCTATATTTACCCAATTACAGCCACGAGGGTTTAGTAGGCCATTCAACTGTGGTTGGAAAGCCTGCTTGGTTGGGTACATCTAATAATGCTTGTCTATATGCTGTTGCTTCTGCTTGTTGTTCTGAGGTCAATGTAGGCCACCAAATTGGATTCAATTGATCAACAGTTTGATTTAATAACAAATCTCTGTATCTTCTTACTGAATTGCCAGATGCAACTAAATCATTGACCCAGGTTTTTGTTGTCCAATCAAATATGTATTCTTGTAAAAAATCTGTAGGTTTTTGCGGAATACGAACAGGTTGATTATTATCTATATAATATTTTTTGCCATCATATGTTCCTTCAATATATGAATCTGTAGAAGGAATCTGTGATGAATCACTTGCTGATATTGTAGCAATAATTTGACCAGTAGAGGGATCGTATAATGTATAGTTCATCGTTTAATTTGTTGTACAGATAAGGTACGACCTTGGTCTACCAAATAAGTAGGGTTATATGGTGCTGGTGATCCTGGTAACCAGAATTGCGTTAAAAAGAATTGATAGGTACCCGCTTGATTATATGGTCCCAATTGCCAGTTGCTTAATTGTAATTGTGGTAATTGATATAAGTTTATATAAAAATTTACCCAATTGGTAAAGGCTTGATCATATCCAACACTATCAGTTGTGCCATCTGGTAATACTACTTGAATATAAAAACCAGCATAATATGTAGCAACCGCTCCTGGTCCAGTAGCACTACTAAACAATAAAGCAGGTCCTGTACTTGCAGATACTAAGAATGTTGAAGTACTTGCGGTAACTCCTGTAATAACTACATTGGCACCCATTGGATATTGTACACCTGAAGATGGGCTGGCCACATTACTTGTAGTAAAAACACTATTTGTAAAAATACTTGTAACGGCACCTTGAACAATAGTTGTGGTGGCAACAGTATTGGCATTTAATGCTCCAGTGGTGATTAATCCAGCAACTTGTAGGTTTCCACCAATTTGTGCATTTTGTCCAACAATTAAATTATTACCAATGCTGGCACCACTACCAACAAATAAGTTACTGCCTATTTGGGCACTTGATCCAATGAATAAATTGTTACCAATAACTGCACTACTACCAACAGATAAATTACTGCCTATTTGAGCATTCTGTCCTACATATAAATTGTTACCAATAGTAGCATTAGTACCTACTGTAAGATTATTTCCAATAACAGCATTATCACCAACACCTAAATTATTACCAATACTTATAATATTACCAAAACGTGCATTGCCAGTATTACCATTGAGCCAAAAACCAGGGCTTGAAAAATTATTAAGTGTAGCACCTTGGCTTACCACTGTGTTTACAGTAATGGCATTGGCGGCCAATTGATCAGCGGTAATTGATCCTGCAACAATACTACTACCTTGAATAGTATTGGCCTGAACTAAATCACCTGTGATGGTGTTGGCTTGAATTAGATTACCAGTAATTGTTCCTGGAACAATCAAGTTACCTGTGATAGTATTTTGTGCTACCAAATTACCTGTAATGGTATTCAAGGCAATTAATGTACCTGTTAATGTTTGGCTTTGAACCAGGTTACCAGTAATAGCACCAAGAGCAATAGTAGCATTTGTTAAACTACGATCTGCAATTTGTAAGGCTGTAAGAGTGCCTGGTTGAACATTATTTCCAGTAATAGTATTTGCCGCAATAGAAACATTGGTTACTGCTCCAGGATTAATATTGTTTGTTTGTACAATACTATTGGCTAAATTTTGTAAATAAATTGCTGTGTCATCAACAACAGGCAAATATCTTGTACTTGGTGCTGTTGTACCAATAGCAAAATAAACTGTGCCACCACCGCTGGGTGTATAATATAAATGTTTGGTTGTGCCAAATCCACCTGAAACCTGATACCAACTATAATCTGCTGGATTACTACTAATGGTACCTGTGCTGGTATTATGTACACCATAATATAATTTACCAGCACTATTGCTACTAAAACCAATGCTACCTGTGGCATTGTTGGCATACTTAATGTTTACATAATTGTATAGATAACTAATGGTACCTTGTGTTATGCTTTTTAATTGTCCAGTAGTTGAATTTGTTGTTACTACATTGGCATTGGACAATACATTTGCTACAATAGGAATAATTACGTTGGCATCAACGTTGACTGTGCCTAAATTGGCCAAGGCATAGTTAAGGCTGGATACAATATCGCCTTGGCTACTGTTAACATCTAAAGCAAAATTGCTCATTAATGGGTATCCTGTACAACTGTTACTTGCCAGTTAGCGGCACTTAATTGCCACGAATCTGTAGAACTTGTATTGCCTACTTTCATTGTAATTACACGATATTCATTTTGATCAATTTGAACCCAAGGATTATCTGTAACTATTGGCATAATTACTGTGGACTGATATGTAGGAGGACTTGCTACACTATTATTACCACCAATGGTAATTTGAATATTGCCTGTGCCATATATTTCTGGAAGTACACGATGTACTAATACTGAAGCACTATATGGTTGTCCATAACTGATATTATTACGTTGGAATAAACTTGTAATTGAACTGCCTAAAAAAGTTGTTCCAATATCTTTTTGTACTAAATTTTGATTTGTATTGTATGTACTATAAACAACACCACGTGTGGCCAAATTAATATTGCCTGATAAAATACGTGGACTTTCTGTTGCCATAGTTGCTTGGCTTACCTGACGTGGAGGTTGCCATACTTTTAAATCATAACGATATGCCAACATCTGATTACAAAAACCAGTTGATGTTAAATCAGGATAATAAATTTCAATTTGATATTTGCTGGTATTATTAATCATAAAAATTTGATTGGTATAAGCACTATTCAAATTTGCATAAAAATAATTTTTAACTGTTTGATCTCCAATTGGAGTAAACGTTCCGCCATCAAACATCCATATGTCGCGAGCATCAACACCATAGGCAACATTGTCAACAACAGCCCAACAATTTTCATTAATCATACCGCGACCTTGGCTGACAACTTTGATGCCAAACACAGGTGCGTAACTTGATTGATATGCAATAGGACTCATCAATACTGTGTCCCAGTAACTGCAAATATAAAAATTGCCATTTAAACTAAAACCATCAATGATAGGTCCGCGAACAGGAACTTCTAATTCGTTTGCCACGTTAGTTATAGTTGGTGCCCAAGTTGTTGGTCCTGCATTAAGACCAAAGTTTTGACTCCAACGAATTGTTGTTGGTAAATTTTGTATAGTGCCAGGTGTGGGTGTTGCTACATTGGCCGCGATGGTACCTGTTAGATTACCAGCAACCAATAGTGCTCCTAAGTTTGGACTATTGTAAACACGCAAAAATCCTGCTGTTAGACTTGAATATAATGGTGTGGTATTACCAGATACATCATAACCTACATCATAATTCCAAACATAGTTGTAAGGAGGATTATCATATAGATATAACAAATTATTATCTGGTAATAAAAACATTGGTGGATTAAGTTGATCGTTAATAAACAATACATTACCATTCCAACTGGCTGTAATTACTGTGCTGGAATTATATCCAGAAAAATTACCCAAGGGCGGAGTAATGTTGGCAATGTCGCCATTTTCATCTATGGCATACCAAACACCTTGTTCAGTAGCAACAATCCACCAATAAACATCATTGGCACGAAATCCTGAAGTAACAAATATTTGATTACCAGTAATGTTGGCCAAAATATATTGATCACCTAATACTGATTTGATTGAACGCACATCTGTTTCTACGTTTTGACCAAAGTTATATTCATTTGCTCCCAACGAACTTGATGGAACATCAGGAGTAAATGTCATATTTGTAAAAGGCGTTTTAACTGTTTGCATTGGCATTATATATTTTCCTTAAACTGCTGAGTTATCAGATACATAACTCCAACGTGTATTAGTACTATCCCAAAAAGCCAAACGTCCGCCTGGCGTAGAATCTATAACAGCCACGATTTGTCCTACTGATCCTGTATATGTTCTTAATGGACTAGCAGAATAGGTTGATACCTGGAAGAATGTATTTGCACCATTTTGTATAGTATTACCAGTAAGGTTAGTTGTTGTACCTGAACCGCCAATGTTAATTGTTGACGTAGTGCCACCACTACCAAGAGAAATAGTTTTACTATAAATGGAAGTAGTAGTACCTGAACCACCATTATTAATTAATACGTTACCATTGGTTTGTATTGTTGTTTGTGCGTCTTCGTTTAATAAAGCATAGGCACGCCAAGCACCGTTGGTTGAACCTACACCAATAGTAGTACCAGCCCAACCAGAATAGGTATGTACCATAACGGCATTTTGAACGACGTTGTTTGCACTGAATCCTGAAAAACTTGGACTGATACCACGCATATATACAACGTTGGCTTGACCAGTTCCTGGAGTAGTACCAGTGGTATTCATAGTATGGAATGCTACTAAACTGGTTGCATATTGAACGTTGGCTATGTTGCCAGATCCAGGGGTAATAAATGTACCATATGCACCACCAACCACAGGACCTGCACTACCAGACCCGTTAAGGTTAACAAATCCATTAATACCTGCTAACGTTGTAGCATTCTGACTATTTGTATTCATTTGACCCCAAGTTTTACCACTAAGGGGCACGTCTAAGATAGCATTAACACTACGAACACGATCTTGGTTGGCCATTGTGTTGGCAGTAACAGGAGTCACAGTCATTGACATTACTGTGCCAACAGTATTACGGTTTTGTGATCCATAACCATAACCAGATTGTAGGGCTATGTTGCTTGATACCGCTAGACCAACCGTCTGGCTTGATGTTGTAACAATACTTGTACCACCTGTAGTAGCATTGGCCACAGGTGGTTGTTGCACTACACCTGCTGTGTAAACAGGTGGATATTGCAAATATGCTGAATAGGTATTGTTAACAATACTAGCATCTGGTGTGCTTAAAGGATAAGCATTGGCAAATGTTCTTAAATTTACTGAATCATATAAAATATTACCAGCAAGATTGCCTGAGAATGAACCACCACCTCCACCTGATGTAGCATTAATTGTAACAACACCAGTTCCACCTGCGGGACTAATAGTTACGTTAGTACCAGCAACAATTTGTGATACACCACTTGATCCACCTGTTGAATATGGTGTGCCATTGGCCCAGAAATAACCATTGGTACTTGTAATATTGGCTACTGTGGTTTTGACACCAATGTTAAATGTTCCACTGTTAGAAGTATTACCGTGGAAGCGAGCAACTTCTGAGTTAGCGTAGAATGATCCAACACCAAAGACAATATCATTGTAACTGCCAGCATAATCTGTGGCCAATACCAAATTACCACCAACTGTTGCATTAGCACCTGAACCAAACAAGTAAGCATCGTTTGCTTTGGTAATTGAGTAGTTAGGATCATTAAACGCATCGCCAGTAAATCCTACGTCTGCCCATCCGTGGTCATTTGTTGCACCAGGATAATTGTTACCATATGCAATCCAGTCCGCTGAACCTGTATTGGTACGATTTTGTATAGCGGCCTGTGCGTATGTTGAGCCGTTATCAACAGCAACAATAGTTGGAGTTGTTAAGTTTAAATTTAATGCGTTGGAACCAACATACAAGTTGTTGCCAACATAAGCATTGCCACCAATACTTGCACCACCTGAACCAGTTAATACTAATGCACCTGTGGTTGTTGTAGTTGTATCTGTACCACTGGTAACAACAAGGTTGCCACCGTATGTTGTTACACCAGTTGTTGATAATGTTGTAAAGGCACCTGTATTTGGTGTACCACTACCAATTGGGCCTGGTGTTAGTAAATATGCGGCCACGTTAGCATTACCGTATGTACCTGTGCCACCACCAGTGTTGGTAATAGTAACTACACCAGTACCACCACTTGGACTAATACTGATACCAGTACCAGCAACAATCTGACTTACACCAGCACTAACACTATTGCCATATGGTGTACCATTGGCCCAGAATATACCAGCACCTGCTGTGGTTGGCAACCAAATTGCACCTGATGCCGCTGTGCCTCCAGATGGGCTAACACCGCCCAATGCTAAGTTATTTGCTACATACACGTCACCTGGTGTATTTAATGCATAAGATGTACTGCTGTTAGG